CCCCAGTCCAGACGGCTTACGTTTACCTACCAGCTTCCATTCTCTGGCTCTCACTGCAAACTTGAATCCGCTGCGGATTTCTCCGCTTCCGTGCGCCTACATCGGGCGGGGGAACCGAGACCCTGAGGGCTAGGGCGCCTACTCAAGATCAATAAAGGCTCTGGTTCTCTTCCGGCTCTTCGCCGCCTTCTTTGGGTTCCTGCTCTTCCTCATCGAAGAACTTGCCCATGTGATCTTTCAAGGCTTCCAGGTTCTCGTGGTCATGCGCACCCTCTTCCGGCTCATGCTCTCCGTCCTCATGGATGCCGTGGGAGCGGTAGGAATAGCCGTCATGCGAGACAACCATGTGCTTCGATCCAGGTTCAGCGGCGTGCATCGCCTCAGCAGCCGAGTGCATGTGGTCGCCTTCTGACTGCTCGCCGGTATCGACGTGCGCAGGTGATTTCTTTTCTGGTTCAGCTTCACGACGGCTGCCAAGACGTGAAAGGGACTTAGGCATTTCCATTGGTTTGCTCCTTTGCCGATTCTTCGGCGGCTACAGCGTCAAGATCGGCGGCGCTGGGCTCGGTAGGCTTCTCCACATTGCCCGGCACATGATAGGCGGGAGTCAGCGCATTAGCGTGATAAGGCTGTGGGCCGTCCACCACATGCGGCAATCCGAGAGAAGGTGCGCGCTCGGCTGCGGCTGCGTCCAATGCTGCTTGCTGTTCAGGGGTCATTCTTCCTCCGGCAAATCGTTTGCTTTTTCCAGCGCTTCACGTGCCTGACGCCAGTTTACACGCTTTGGCGCGGATGGTTTCGCAATAATCTTCGGCTTTTCCAGCTTAGCTGTCAATCTCTTTTCAAGTTCCGCCATCGCTACAAGATCCTGCCTTACATCTTCCTCGATGGCATCCAAGCGTTCTGTATGTGCCTTTACTGCTTTAGCAATCGTCAGATTCTCGCGCTGGAGCTTGCCTATCTCGATACGCATATTCTTCGCAAACTGCACAAGAAACCATAGCGGCCACATCAATATCAACGCCAAGACTATCGTACTGACCATCTTCCCCTCCGCTTTGGTTTGTTCCGCGCATCCGCCTCAAACTTGCGCATTGCCAACGACAAATGCGTCATCTGCTCCGCCGTTGCTGTAGTCCCAGGCTCGACAATCTGCGCCGCAATCTCCGCGCGCCGCACCGGATCAGGAACCTTGACCGTTCCCAGCATATCAACCAGGCCGTAGCGCAAGCAATCGCCAACGTCATCGTACAGGTGATCGGTCTTGCGGATGTCTTCGCCGCCCTTGTCTGAATCGTACTCCAGCGATGGAATCGCCGCGATCGCCTCGGGGCACATATCGGAGATAAACCACGTGTCGGACTGGATCAGCGAGTACATGAAGCGCCAGCCAGATACACGCGATCCGGGCGTCATGTCGCACGGTTGCGGCTCAGGGAACGACTTGGCGCCCTGCTTGAGCAGTTCCGCCGGCGTGTGCTGGCTGTTCTTCTTGCCGAAAGCATCTGCCGACAGAATCCACACTTTCAGCTTCTCGCCGATACTTTTTTCCTGTATTTCCTGACCGAGTTCAATCTCGCTCGTGTCTGTATCCGCTAAATTTGCGATATGTTCCCTATAAGTAAACACGCATTTGCGCGGCGCATCCCAGTCCCGGCCGAGTAATTTAGCCTGCGCCGGGCTCACAAACCCATGCGCGTGCCAGTAAACCGGACTCGCGTGCTTAAATCCCCAATCCTGCCCAATCCAGTGTGGCCACCAGGGTTGAACGATCTGCATGACAATCGCGTGCTGGATCTTGCGCTCAGATTCCTCGAAGTTGATGAAGTATTGGCCCTCGGGAACGGTCCAATCGCCATCCAGCAAAGCCTTGCGCTTCTTCTCAGGCAAGCCTTCGAGCGCTTCGCGGTACTCCGGCCCGAGGTGTGTGTTATCTTCGAGCAGCGCCGGCACGAACTTGAACTCGTGCTTGATATGCTGCAATTCCTTGGGAAACTTATGATCTGGCCACATCGCCTTGACCCATTGCAGGCCGATGCCGGTCGGGTTTGTCGCTGCCAGGAAGCATGGCCGGGAGATGCCTGGAGTGCGCAGGCGGAACAGCACAAGATCCTCGAACACGTCGCGCTTGTTCTCGGTCAGCTCCTCGACGGCAATATCGCAGAACTCTGCCGACTTGTAGCTGTTGGGGTCTTGCAGGTTACGCAGCGCGATACGGCCGCCGCCGAACTCCTCCTTGACGAAGAAGCAAAGCCCTTCCTTCTCGGTCCTCTGTGTCTTGCCAAGCCAGTCGGGGAATTCGCGCTCGATCTTGCTGATTTGACGATCTTGGAGAGTAGGGTAATCGACCGAGAACAGGCCAACTGTGAGCCCTTTGATTCCTGTCTCGGCGTAGCGCTTGAGCAGTTGCCGCAGGCACCACCAGCGCAGCAGGTAGCTTTTTCCGCCACCCGCCCCGCCACCGTATAGAACAAACCTATATTTATCAGTAGCTTCGATGCACTCGCGCTGCTTTGGCGTTGGATTGATCAGCGCCGAGAGGCGAATGTCCTCTATCGTGGACATCTGGGCGAATAGGATTTATCTTCGGGAACCCAACTGCACTTTTCGCAGCGATGTTTACCATTTGGACATAGGCAAACGCGGATGCGTCCACAGGCTTCGCATGGTTCGCCTATGTAATCTCCAAGAGCCCATGCGTTACGCTCCGCATCCTCGCGGGACCATTCCTCGGCAATGGATTGTGCTATCGAGCTAGCCAAATCGTCCCTGCCGTGATCGCTGCACCGGCCTCTACAGCGTAGTAAAGGCCAGGAGAAACCAAGAACTCGCCTACAGTTCCAGCGGCCACACTGATTGCAGTACCCACGCTCGATACTGGCAGAAAGTGTGCTGCTACTAAATCGGGGCTTGCTACCAACGTGACAACCTGACCGGAATTGTTGTACAAAGCCAAAAGTACCGTGGTAGGTTGCGGCGTAAGCGAAACTGCCATCGTGAGCGCGTTCAGCGCCAGGTTCTCGGCGTTGAGCACAGCCAGCTTGTCGCCGCTGGCAAGTTCTGTCGGGGTTTGGACTGCGCCGAATAAGGGCATGGATCACCTCATCGATAGCTTATCACTTTGGCTTGCAGGTGGAGCATCCGCAACGGGGATGAGTGCATTGTACTCTTATGCGAGCGTAATGCACTCAAACATCCGCAATCACCCGCTTGATTGCCACTTCGCCGGAGTGATTAAGGTCGATCTTCTCGCCGTATTTCTTGGGATTCCACTTCGCCAGCAGTTTGAGCCGCGTCTCGATCCGCAGTTTGCGGTGCTCGATCATGTCAGCCTTTTTGATTTCCTTGCCTTCAGGCTTTAATGTAACTATTTCACCAACTTGCGGAGTATCAGCAATCTCTAAGCATTCCTGCAAAAGCTGCTGCTCCCCTAAATCGCGCGCGCGTGCGAAGCGTGAAGATTCCGTCTTGTCTTGAGTCTTCGCATCTTCTTCAAGCCAGTCATATACAAGACCATACGACGGTTTACCATCCTGCCGACAGTATGCCCGGAGAGTCTTTCCGCTCTCAATCCATTCATGGATCTCTGGGAGGAAGTCTTTAGGATTGAATCGCTTTACATTCATAAGCGCTATCCTACGCTGACTTTTTGGAATTGAGCAATAGCCACAAAAATATAGCAGCACAGAATCAATCACTTGCAACGATTTCAACAGCTTATCCACAAAACACTGTAAATAATCTATCGACACCATCTGGAACATTTAGTACATTTATAACTGTTGATGAGCAGTACAGCGGTAATCAACCGCATAAGGAGCAGCAAAAATGGCAAACGCAAAATATTTCGGCTCCTGCAATGGCGAGACAGTCCTCCTCTCGAATCCTGGCTATGCTGATCGCAAGCATGATTTCGAGCGGTTAATTGGACGCCCATTTATTGCAGGAGAGAAAATGGTTCGCGATTGCCAGTTGTTTGCCCTCGGAGCTTGCCCATCCTGCGGCTCAAAGCATGTCGCTGAGCGCGTTATCTTTTACGGATCACAACCAAAACTCCACAAATGCGGTGCACGTTGCATGGCAGCAAAAGGCCATGACTGCGAGTGCCAATGCGGTGGAGCTAATCACGGAAAGGCAGCATGAAATGGAATACGATCCTGAACCACACAAACTCTTGCATGAGGCCGTAGAACAGGCCGTCACCGAATTCCCTAGCCTCGTACTTATGCCGTATGAGCAAATGAAAGCGGCGGCGCTCATCCTAGCTAAACAGGTGATCGCTCTCAAGAATCGAACCGCATAACCTCCGCCGCACGGTCCTTGCCGTAAGCTATTTAACCAGTTGGAGATAAGCCATGAAGCCAGATTTCAGCTATCGGATTGACGGAATGTTCGCACTCATCCTTCCTGAGAGCCCCGCAGGAGAAAAAGCAATGGGGCAAATAATGGAGATGACAGACGGGACTGCCAAGGTGTTCTCCACTCAGCTAAACGCGCTTAAATCCGATTTGCACCGCGCTGGATACACCATCCAGAAGCGTTCGGCACGGAAAACATGCAGCAAATCGGACCTTGAGCACTTGTTTGGTGCAATATCGCACTAATCCATTTGCGGGTCGGCGTGGTATGGACACGCGATGGCAGACCCGGTTGCCGACATGGTGCGAACCTAGCCATGATCTATCCGGGGCGAGGGCAGTAGGCTCCCAGAGGCTCTGAAAGTGGAACATCGCCAACCTTAAACGTCTAGCCGGCTGACGGCCCGGCACCCGCATAACCATCAGTACAGCGGTAATCAACCGCATAAGGAGCAGCGAAAATGAACAGCGAGCAGGTTAACGCGTTGACGGCAAAACACCTCCGCTGCAATGGCAGCACATGCACTTGC